CCACCATCGTTCCTGCCCAATAATCCACCAACACAGGTACTTGAACCACCACCCATTACAGTACAAGGAGCATAAGAGTTAGTAATAACGCCAGGATTATTCCATCCAACTAATCCACCAAAATAAGTAGCATTTCCAATTACAGTACTTCTTGCATAACAATTATCAACTGTACCAATATTTTGACCAACTAAACCACCTACATCTTCATTGCCATTCATATTACCTATGGAATAAGCATTGGTAATAAGACCAGCATTGGTGCCTACTAAACCACCAACGGAATTATACCCATTAATATCTACATTCTCTGTGCCTATGTTTTGAAGTATAGAACCTGAACCAGTATAACCAAATAATCCAATGTCTGGTAAAGTTGGCTGGTCTATTATAATATCAGCAACAATATGATTATTGCCGTCAAATATGCCTGTAAATTGGTTACTAAAAGTTCCAATAGGAGTCCAATTGTCTCCTATGCCGGCATAGTCAAAGGTATTAGCCGATAAGTCATTGGCAAGTATATAATATCCCGATAGATTTGATGCTATATTCTGTAATTCAGTCCAGTTATGAATATAGATTGGTTCTATATTAACAATTAAAGCATCTAGTGAATATGTCTGAGTAGGCGAGGTTAATCCTGCGGGAATAATACCATCTAAAGCATAAGTAATAATTGAAGTATTTTGAACAATTCCATCAAGTGTGTAAGTTGTGGTAGTTGAAGCTAATATAATTCCATCTAAGTCATAGCTTTTAATAGAAGTATTTTTAACCTTGCCATCTAAGGAATAGGTAGCCTTACCTCTCTCCTTAACTTTACCATCCAATGTATGTGCAGTTGTTAAGGTTTGCTTAATTATTCCGTCTAGGGAATAGGCCTTAGACTTGTGGTTCATAACTATACCATCAAGTGCATAGGTCTTGTTAAATAATTGCTTAACGATTCCATCTAGATCATAATTTATGACTGAAGAATTTTTAACTATACCATCAAGGCTGTAAGTTTGAATTGGTTTAGTCAGAACCTTTCCGTCAGCATCGTATGATATAGTTGATGTATTTTTAACTATTCCATTAAGTGAATAGACAGAATGCTGAGCCTTTTTAATGCCACCGTCAAGAGCGTATGTAGTTGTATAATGAACTTTGATAATGCCGTCTACTGTGTAGGTTTTAGGTTTCCTAATAACAACTATCCCGTCCAAAATATCGGTCTTGGCTGAAGTATTTCTGATTATTCCATCAAGAGAATATGTTTTAGTTCCGACAGACACAATAAGTCCACCTAAAGTATAAGTTGAGGTCAATGTCTGTTTAACCTTTCCATCTAAGGAATAAGTCTTAGTCTTGATTTGCTTGATTTTTCCATCTAAGGAATAAAAAACTCTAGGAGCATAATCTTCCCAATACAAGTGAGGATAAGTATTAAAATAATCCATCCAAACACTTACAAAGTCCCAATAAGGGCTATTGGTGTCATAGACATTATGGGTGCTGAGATAGAATACCGTTGGGTCATCAGAAGTTTCATAATTAACACCAGATGGGTCAGGAGTAGTCGTTCCAACACCTCGTGTCGCACCGTTCTTGATATACCAGCAATTATTGTAATTCCCGAGTTTGTCGTCACTTCCCACCAAGCCACCGATGGCGGTACCACTTCCTAAACTCACTGCCCCAGTCGCATAGCAGTTTGTAGTAACAGCAGTCAGCGTTAGCCTCCCAACTAGACCACCAACACCACTAGTTCCGCCACTAGCACTACCCGTGGCATAGCAATTAGTAATGTCGCCACCCTCTGTACCCCCAACTAATCCACCAGCCTGAGTGTGATTAGCTGTTGCGTCACCCGTAGCATAACAATCTGTAATAATGCCAAGTTCGTTATCGCCTACTAGACCACCAACATAATCCGTACTAGAGTAAGTATTCCCAGTAGCATAGGAATTAGCAATAATACTACCTTCCTCTTGCTTCCCAACAAGTCCACCTACAGAATCATCACCAGTAATATTACCATTGGCGTAGGAGCGAGTAATTTGGCCTAAATAATTTTGACCAACTAAACCACCTATATACCATCTTCCACTCACAATACAATCGGCGTGACAGTCTACAATCCTGGCCAAACTGGCCAAAGAAGATCTAAGGTACCCTACTATACCGCCAATAGAATCAACACTACCAGAAACACTACCCGTGACGTAGCAGTTAGATATTGAACCAGTACCAAACCGTCCCGCTATACCGCCAATATAATCACCGCCAGAAACATCTACATTCTCTAGCCCAAGATTACTAATCACCGCTCCACCCGTAACATAACCAAACAGTCCTTGATAATTGGAAGAACCACCAATAACTATCAAGTCAGAGATTGTATTCCCCTGACCATTAAGGGTACCACCAAAATAATCCTGAGCAGAAACACCTATCGGAATCCAACTATCTCCTATGTCTTCATAGTCTTCGTCGGAAGACGATAAATTGTTAGAAAGGACATAATTACCAAATTTATTAGAAACGATTGCTGCTAACTGTGTCCAAGTAGTAATATAAGTATAGGTTGGTTTAGTAATAACGGCATCTAATGTATGGGTTTTAATTTTAGTCTGTTTTATTATTCCATTGAGGCTATAAGTTTTGATTTTTCTATTTACTACAATGCCATCAAGTGTATTGGTTTTAATAAGTGTCTGTTTTATTATTCCGTTTAAACTATAAGTTTTTGTCGTTACGGTTATATCATTATAGACATAGAAAATAGTATCAATAGTTGACATTGGTGACCAAGTTCCTGAAAAATAATATGACTCATTCCCGCTATGATTAGGATAACCCATTCCCGTTTGTTGAACACCAGACTTAATATAATCCATTACTCCGCCACCAGCATATTCTAATACAATAACATATTCTGTATTTGCCGTCATTGCATATTGTTCAGCACCAGTAAATATAAAAGTAATAAGAGCAGAGTCTGTAGTTAAAGTTTCAACATCAAAATTATCAGATGTCGCTAATGGGTCTCCGTGAGGGAGACTACTAGTTCCATAGGTTCCGCTATGAGTATATAATTTAGCAACGGCATTGCCAGTTGGAGAAGCTACTTTTTTTAAATAGAACTTACATTGAGTTAGTTTTGCTGCTTTTATATTTGTAAAAGATTGTCCAACCGCAAGTTTATAATTATAACCAAGGTTATTATTGCCGCCAGTATAATTATCTTCACTATAACTATCAACTATTTCCATACTATTCCTCGCATTTTACTAATTCCAAGTTATTGCGGGCATCATCAAATTCTATATGTCCGTCTTCGTAAATATAACAAATTGACTTTACTGAAACTCCCTTAACATTTTCGTGCCAGCCCACTAAATAAACTATTCCTTTAACTTCATTAGCGGCACTTAAAAATGTTCTTCTTCTAAAAACTAACTTTCTTCTATCATCAGAAAAAAAGGCGACAAAAATTATACTGTCGTCTTTTAGTAAACGAAATTCTTTTAATTTACTTCTGTCTATTTGTTCGGAACTATTTTCTTTGTCCTTATCAAATTGATTAAGGATAGTTCCATCTTTATAAATTGCCTGCCAAGTCAGCAAGCATTGCATTGCATTCATACTGACTTCTCCTTATTTAATTTTCTTTTTTTTAAATACTACTTGTTCTTTACTTCTAGCAAAATCATCAAGGCATCTTACTTGAGTAGCCCCACAATCTTTACAAAATCCATCTTTAGTAGCCCCTTGTTTTTCGCATTTTAAACATACAAATACTTCTCTTGCCATATTACCTCCAATTTTTAGGTTTCGTCGTACTGGAAGGTAATTGTCTCTGCACTAAGTGTTCCTGCTACTGCTGCATCCGAAACTACCCCTTGGGTCTCAACAATCTGAGAAATCTTGCCTGTGTCAGGATTTGCAATAGAACCAGTCAAAGTTAGCGGACTTGCTGAAGTCTTTCCTGAAGCATCTGCTCCACCTGACAATACGTCGCCCGTTACACCTACTGTTCCTGTTGCCTGTGCATAAGTAGTGCTTGCCTTAACCTGAATTGTTACGCCTGTCCATCCAATCGTTCCGTCTGTGTACCATTTGATGTTGTTGATAGTTCCAGCTGGGGAAGTATCAGCATTCAAATAGTGGGTTTTCTTGTAGGAATAGTTGGTTCCAGCTGTTGCTGGGACTACTAGCGGGTCAGTCGTTCCTGGATTGTAAGCGTCTTCGGTACAAAATCTTACTGAAGTAACCGTAGTTGGAGTTCCCGTTGAAGCTCCATTAATTTCTTTAATTGAAACTGTTGCTGCCATGTTGGCCTCCTTGTTAAATTAATATTAATCCGACCTTTATTATTTTATACTGCCATTTTTATTTAATGCCAAAAAATCTTTTAATCCATTCAAATAATTGTGTCCAAAAACTAATTGCTTCCGTAACATCTGGAGTATCTATTACTGGAGTATCAGGTTCTTTAGGTGCTGGCTCTGGTGTTGGCTGAACTGGTGCAGGTATTACTGGTATTGGCTGTGGTGCAGGTGCAGGCGGAATAACTGGTGTAGGAGTTGGATTTACTGGTGTTGGTGTAGGTACTTCCTTCCAGTCATAGAGTACATCTTGACAAGGAATTTGTCCAGAATTTCTGTAATCATTAATTGCCTGTTCAATCCTATCGCCTGGACATTGAGTAGCTGTAAAATCTCTATGCCCAAATACATCTCCTTGACTTGCTGGAAACTCAGGATGGTTATTGCCTAAATCATCTAATAAAGATTGTAAGCCTTCTAATTGCTCTCTTGTTGGCTGTTGGTCAGCTCCGCAATCTAAGCAAATTGCTATCGTCCAGTAATTAGCATTACTTCCAACATTCCAAAGAACATCGGTTAGGTCTCGGCATTGAAAAATCTCTCCAACATTATCAATCTTAAAGTGATACATTAATCCATCGCCATTAGCTCCTCCACCCCAATCTAAATTAATGTGGTATTGTGCTTCTTGTACATACCTTGCCACACTATCATAATCATGCGGCCTAAACATTGCGTCCCAATGAACTGCAAATTGCGTAATAGCACCTATTGGCCTTGTTATGTAAGTGCCATTGCGAGGGAGCATTGACCTAATGTCTGTCATGTAATCCTCCTTTTTAATTATTATTTCCTATCCTCATCTGCGGTCTGCTCTATTTTGTCAAACCTTTTATTAGTTTTATTTATTCTACTAAGAGTATGTGCTTTCATTAATTTAATATCTTCTGCCATACAAGTTACGATTTTTCTAAATTCAGGATCTTGGTTATTAAGTAAACTTTTTAATACTGTATTTTCGCCCTTTAATTGATTCATTTGAGCTTGATATTCTTTATTGTCTTTTTCTAATCTTTCAACTTTGTCTTTTAATAATTTTAGCTCTGTTTCATACCCATCAAGTATTTCTTTATCTGATTTTGTTCTACCGCTTTTCCATTGACTCCAAGCATAAGATATACCTAACAATAATAACGCAACGGCTAAAATTATATTAAGTATATCGTCCCACGGGTGTAACAACATATTAAACATCATTTCTCCTTAGTTTATGTATAAAAGGAATAAAGTGATGATTCCATTTATGTTTTATTTTTTCTATTAAGTATTTCATTTTAATATCCTACCGCCCACCACGAAATGTAAGCCGTTTGTGACGATGCTGAATATATATGTGTACCTATTGATAAGTTTGTTGCCCCTTGCGTTATACCACAAGACCTCATAATATAATTCCAAGTTGAACTTACGGATGTAGTAGTCGCTCCATAAGCAATTATTGCAGTTGGAAATTTAGCTACTCCTGTATCAAGGGTATAATCACTTTCTCCATTAACTGTCGGAGTTAATGTTCCTGTTTTCCAAATCAATGCTCTTTCTGTTCCATTTACATTTTCCATTTTCATTCTTGATGATATTGAGCCGTCAATATGATTATTACCTTCGCTCTTTATATGTCGCCAAAGAGCAGATTCAGCGTTATAGATTGCTGGATATGAACCCTCAATACATTGAAATCCATCAACTCTAATTTGTTCCGTGCTGGCACTATAAGCACTAACTAAAACATAAGTAGTAAGGGCTGGTAATATATAATTAACTTTTGCTCTAATTAGTTTTGTCTCATCGGCCGAAGAATAAGAATTTGTTATTAAAGTTGTTTCTGTATGACTGCCCAATGATTCAAGTGTATCTGAATTTGTAGTAAAGGCTTCTATTTTTAATATAACACTTATTGGAACTCCAATAGTATTTTGGTCATCGCCCTCTGTTCCTGCAAATACTGAAAAGGTATATTCTTTTTCAGGAGTAACAATAGTTCCACCAATACCAAGCATAATATAACTTTTATCGGTACAAAGAGGGGCTTGTTTATCTAATAAAGGACTACCCATATAAATCTTATTAGTCCAAGTTGGAAATCCTATCTTAAAAACTTCTGGACGAAGCTGTTTATTTAACTCATCATAATCGGGAGTTAATGCTAAAACATTATTAGTTAAATCCCAGTTCTTATTAGTTGTCCAAATATCTTCTACTCCTGTTGCCGCATTATTAGTAAACTTCTGAATGCCAAACCAAAAGTCGCCAGTATAAGTATGCCAAGAGCCATCATAGTATTTACTTGCTCCATCGGCATAACTATTAGAGGCATTGTCGTGCTTAAAATCATAATAATTAGCAGCATCTAACCCTGCAGCAGCTATAACTATCCAATAAGTCGTATTATTAGTTAGATTAAATCCAGTAGCAAATTCAAAGAAGTATTGTGATTGAGGGTCAGAAAAACTTAACCCACCAACATATCTTTCATCAATGCTTATAGTAGCATTAGCATTAGCTAAAGTAGTTGAAGGACTACCACCACTATCGGTTTCTATTCTTATAGTAAAATTACCGCCAAGCATTAATGGATAACTTCTTATAAGTTTTAGCCAAACTCCCTTACAAAAATCATCAGTATCGCCAGCCCACTTAAAACTTTGAGCAAATTTATTAGTATTGTTTAATCTCTTTGTAGTTTCTTCAGTTAGACAAAAGATTGAAGTAACTGGCGTTGCTCCATCAGCCCATACTCCATACTTTCTCGGATTGAGCGGCAATTCAAAGCTATGATTATTAAGTAAGTTATTGCCTTTACCTATTTGATATTTAGTAGCACTCTCTGCATCTTGTAAAAAATAATTACCATCATAAACATTGATTCCAATATTATCAATTAAAACTTTTTCTACATTAGCAGCATCTCTTACTGATATTATTCCATTAACATTATCGGCACCGCCAACTTGAACAGAGCCTAAATAGCCACTAATAACCGAAAGAGTATCTGCTTCTATTATTCCTCCATTAATAACCGTACTACCTAAACAAACTCTATGAGTGCCGCTTAGATTGACTGCTACTAGAAATCCTTGTCTTTCCTTATTGATTCTTAGAAAGTCTATATAAATTGTAGAAGAAGCTGTCTCAGTAATTATAAAAGCAAAGTATTTAATTGCAGTCCAATCAGGCGTTCCAGTATCTGTGCCTGTCTGAATAATATCGGCCAATACCTCATTGGCTTCATTGCTGTAAGGAATAACTTCAAATAAACGATAATTAGATGAATCTGAACCAACTTTTAATTGTATTTTAGTGACTTTGGAATAATCAACGCACTTAAAGTCAAACTTAATGCTTCTTTGGCCAGTACAATCAATGCCAGTAGTTAAAGTCTTTGTCCAAGTAGCAGTTCCTCCGCCTGTATGAACCCAAGTAAGATTGCCCGATTTAGCACCTTGAGTTTTCCAAGTTGTATAAGTAGCCATATCAGAAGCATCGCCACTTTTTACCCAATCAGTAACAACCTCAAAGTCTTCAAATAAAAGCCAATCCCTATTAAGTAAAAGCATATTATTGGATTCTGTAAAGGTACTGTCGCCATCAAACCAGTAAAGATATTTGCTATTTGTATTATCGTCTGTAATTGTATAAGTTATGCCATTACAAGTTATTGTTGCTTCAGTCCAAGAGATATAGCCACTTGACGGGTCATTATCAGTAAAGGTATCAGTTAGAATAAATGCCTCATTAGTCATAAATATATCAGCAGTAACTAAGCCTTTAATTGCTTCTTTTGTTGGTCTTCCATTAATCATTAAATCTGTTCCTTCTGAATCAGTAATCTTAATCTTGTCTGAAAACTTGGCTATTGAACCTTCTATTGTTTGTCCAATTTCAAGTATTCTATCTTGCGTATCTTTATCTTCAAGATAGAGAACATTATTTTCGCCATCCCAAACTAATGTCCCATCAGATGATTTTAATTTTTGTGCTCCTAAAAACTTATCCATCTAATCTCCTTATTGAGATGTTGCTAATATTAATAAACTACCTTGGCAATTTGTTTCCATTCCTGCATTGCTTCTACAAGTAATTTTATATATCTTGGCTCCAGCCGTTGCCGTTATTTTCCAAGACATACAAGCTCCCTTATGTTCCTGTCCACCAGTAGATTTTGCAATATTAGTAGGTGTTACATTGGCCACTCCATTATTCCAAAACTTGACTGAGTTCCAAGCTGGGCTATTCATTTGGCACCATCCAGTAAATATCGCCCAGACATTATAGCCAGTAGCATAAACAGGCAAAGTAATATTAATGGTAGCTACATCGTAATCCTGATTGGCATTGATAATCGTTCCAGTACTGCCATAAACCAAATCTATCATCGGCTTTAAGTGCCTACTAATAATTGCAGCAGAACTAATAGCAGTTCCATCAGCTAATCCTGCATCATTATTTGTCATACCATCCATTTTCAATTCTGTAATAATGTCGCCAGTTGTCCAAATTACATTGTTTGGTAACATATTTTTACTCCTTTATTTTAGTTAATATAAATTTTTTCTTATCTAAATCTGTTCTATTATCATTTCCGCAAAAACATTCAAAAGTTAAAATGCTTTTCTTTCTTTTCTTATCAAAGCTTATTGAAGGACAGCCACAGCCATTTCTTTTATTATGAGGATTATCTCTAAAGTAGAAATGCTTCATATTGATAATTTCCTCTAATGGGTCTTTGCCTTTTCTAGCTGATACTTCGGCAATTTCTGCCTTACATTTGGCACAGTTAATTTTATATCTATCTATATCCTTTGCTGGGCATATATTAGCATAAACATCAACTAATTTGCCGTTAAAACCGCATAGATTCATTCTAGGAGACTGTTTATTAGCACCCTTGCTTAAAATACAATATCTACATTGTAAAGGTATTCTCTGTTCGTAAGGAAGTATCTTTTTTAATTTTAAAAGGTCTTCTTCAATCTTTTTAATACTTGATAATTTTAATGCTTGTTTCATAGCTCTCCTTTTTTACCTTGCTAATTTATCGGCACCACCTATTGTTGATGTGCCTATTATGGCATAATTTGTACCTATTTCGTATTGTGGTATTTTCTCTACAACCGATATTTGATATTGTAATCCATCACCTGATTTGGATATTTTATAAACCACTACATCTATTGGCGTAATTCCGCTTATTGGGTCAATTATTGTTACTCTGTCGCCTACCTGTAATTGTACTATCCCATCACAATCTACCGTATAAGCATTCATAATTCCTTGTTGAGATAAAGCTATCCAATCTGCTACTGCCTTTGCTTCCAAGAGAGTATTAAGGAATCTATTACCACTTATATCCTTACTTTGAATACCAAACTCATTAATACTATCTTGTGTTAAACTATCAGGAGTTTCATATATTTCTTCTGGAATCTCTTTGGCTGGCGTTCCCCATATAACTAAGCTTGTAAGATAAACATTCTGAGCAAGAGCATTACTAAAGGTCATTATCGCCAATGTTCCATTATCTACAAAACTAACAAGACCTACCGAAGCAGTTACATCTATTCCACTTCCATCTGGATTTGTATTAGCTAAGAAGTTTGAATATGCTCCGCCCATAGTTGGCTGAATCAAATCTTTAGTCGGATGGTCAAATACAACCGCCTGTTCATAAGTTCCATTAGCGGGAATTATTATTGAATCTGACTGGCCACTTAGTTTAAACATTTCTTCTGGGTCAACCCATCTTAGTGGTTTTATTTTAACTGTGCATTTATTTACAATAGTATCTTTATCAAATGTTAACTTGAATATATTTGTGTCCATCCCAAACTGGTAAACACTCGCATTGTGAGGCGGCTTAGCATAATGATACCTACTTTCCCATCTAAAATAGCCTAATTCGTCAATATAGAATCTTGCCTGTTCTGCTTCGCATATCTCATTAATAATATCCAATGCTTTTTCTCCTTGTTGTACCCAAGCTAATGGGCAAGTTCCTTCGCTTGTATCTATAAAATACTCACTTGAGCCAAAGCCGCAATCATTTAGAATGTCCTCTATGATATAAGACCTTGACTTACCCTCATAGAGCTTGCCATCCAGTTCAAAGTTCTCAAGATAAGTCATAGCATCGTAAGCCTCTACTTTGGTCTCTGCTGTGCTTAAATCGTGTTGTGGAGTATCAATTATGCCAACAAACTGCGGAATATAATAACCATTATAACCATCAAAGATTTTCATAAATCTGCCTGCCTTGCTATTCGGATTAGAAGTAGTAAAGAAGTGTCCATCATGGTTATCAAATACTACTGTTGCTCTTGATTTTATAATGCCTACCAAGATTGGGTCTGCTTCTTTGGTATATTCCCAACTCTTTATATAATCGCTTTCATCTATATAAGTATATCTTTGCCACGCAGTTATAGCAGCACCTTCGCCTTGTATTACATCTATACCATCAATTGTAGCAGTCCCTATTAAGGCGAAATCTGCCCCAGCATCATAAGTATCTAAATCCCAAGCTATCTTTGCCAAAGCATTTGGCTTTTTAATATTAGAGGCAACTATGGTCGTAAGTGCAGCTGGAATTGTTTGCATTATTGTGCCTCTACTTCGGTTAATGTCAATGTACAGCTTCCATAATAACTCACTCCATCGCCACCTACCTTTGTCCAATCTGATAATCTTGCTAAGCAGGCAACTCCTGGCGATTCTGAAGTTGTCCACTTATTATAGATAAAAACTATGCTTAAATTTGCATCAATGGCGGTATTAATTAAGTTTTCTATTATCTGGTAGTTATTATAAGTAATAGCCGCAAAATCCAAGGTATAACTATACTTTCTATATAGCGTTTGAGTTTTAGATGTTCCTAAAAGCGTATCATTAGTAATTTCATTACCTATTGGTGTTCTTTTGGCATCTGTTGGATGTTCTATTGTATTGCCATCTAATTTTGGCTGATTCATCTTAAACTCCTATTGGCTCATTACCCTTGGCTTTTATAACCCGATTAACTGCCTTTGCTACCGTAACTCCAAATTCCTCAAACTGCTGTGGCGTTCCTAAGAACGGCCCTGTTTTTATATTTAGATTGACTGCTGGTGCCGAAGAACTTGCTCCTGCTATTAATGACGCACTAGGCTTAACTGTTGCCATTTCTTGATGAACTGTGGTATTAATTGGCGGTATATCAAATTGCTTCATTGTATCTTTTAATATGGCCAATGTTTTTATTGCAGCAGCACCAATATTAAAAAATGCTACTTCAATATATGAGGGCGAACTTATGCCTAATCCTGCTTTAAATCCTTCCCACCCAGCTTTGGCTACATCTCTTAACTGCTGACCTATTTTGCCTGGCAATCCTGAAATATAACTTGAGATATTATTAAATACATTACTTAAAACTCCTGGCAATCTACTAATCCAATCATTAAATTGACTCCAAGCATTAGAAGCTCCTTGTCCTATCATACTTGCCATATTCATTATCCAGCCCCAAGCAGCACCTGGCAATCCTGATAACCATTGACCTAAAGAAGCGGCATATTGTGGTAAAGTTTGAGTAAAGAAGTTATAAGCCATAACCATTCCATTCCAAATAAATTGAGCTAATGAAACTAATATATTCCAAACTATCCCAGGTAAAGCAATTAAAATGCTAATCCATGTACCAACAGCAAATCCTATCCAAAAAGCTATTGTCGTTGGTAAGTTCATAAGAAAGTTTAAAAAAGCCATTCCAATATTAGCTAATCCATTAACTATTGAATTCCAAAGGTTAGTAAAAAAATTACTAATTGCCGTTCCTATATTTAGAAATGTCGTCTTAACTGCCTCAAAATTAGTTATCCAAGCCACAAATTGAGATACATATTTAAGTACAAAAGCTAGAGCCAATGCTACCGCCATTAAAGCTATTGGAACTGCTAATATTGTTACTAATAATACTCCGCCTAATATTAATGCCAACTTTTCAATATAAGGCATTATCGGCTCTAAACTCTTTTTAATATTCTGCCAAGCTATGACCATCTGCTCAAATGCTGGTCTTAATTGTGCCATTATCATCGTGGCTAACATTCGGAATAAATCAAAGACTGGTTGTAATTTAGCTTTTATTTCTTCCCAATGCTTTTTAACTACTATTAAAACGCCAATTAGTAAAAGTATTCCTAATACTATTAAGGTTACTGGCCAAAAACCTAAAGCTAAAAAGGCACCAACAGCTCCACCAACAGCAGAGGCAACTGAAACTATTCCAGATAACACACCACCTAATACTTCAATTCCGCCAGCTATTGATGTTACTGCACTCATTAACCCACCAACAATTAAAAGAATAGGTCCTAAAGCAGCAAGTAATAATGCTGCACTGCCTACCAACTTTTTAAATTCAGGCGAGGTATTTTGAAAAGCAATAGACAATTCCTTCATCTTAGTAACCATTGGAGCAATAATATCCATTAGCATCTTACCCATTGGTTTTAAAGCATCCATTAGTTCATTTTTCATTTGTCGCCATTGACCAGTTAAAGTTTGAGCCTGAGCAGCAGCAGCTCCACCAAAGTTACTAGCAAATGCTTCTGTTAAAATATTTACTCTCTCTTGAGTAGAAGCCATTTTAAAAGCTTCTTGTTGAACATCAGTTAATTGCAATCCCCATTTCTTTAACATTCCAACGCTACCACTACCAACAGCTTTACCCATTTGTAAAGCTAATTGTTCTAAGTCGGGTCTCTGTCCTGTTACTCTCTCTAAGGCAGCAGCAGCATCTAATAGACCTGGAGTAAGTTGCTTTGCTTGGTCAGCAGTCATTGAGAAAGTCCCCATCATTGCCAATGCTGATGTTATTTCCTCATCTGAAAAGGCAGTAACTTTTTGTAAGGATTCAGCATAATCAATTAAACTTTGAGCAGTTTCTCTTGTAATGCCTCCAGTAAATTGAAAAGACTTACCTAACCTTGCCTGAGCTAATTCCGTTGTTTCAAATTCCTTAACTGCCATTGCTCCTAATCCAATAATAGGCAAAGTAAGCCCTAATGTTAGAGCTGTTCCTGCGGCAATAAAGCCACTACCCATACTTGCCATTGAAGTATTAGCCTTGCCTTCCATCTCGCTCATTTTAGCATTGGCTGCATCGGCTTGAGCATTAAATTGTGTTGTTCTTAGTTCTAAATTGCCATAGACAGAACCAAGAAATACATCACCTGCCATTTTATTTCCTTTTTACAAAGACTGTTCCTGGCGTTATTTTCATTAAAGGATTTTCTTCTTCTTTCTCATTACTAAGAATTGTCTTTGATTTAATTTCTGGTATCTTGTCTGCTCCTAATGAACGGCACACATTATAGATTGCATTTAGTATATTGTCCTGCATAACTACTTCCCTATCTCTTTGTTCTAAAAATACTCTTAATGCCAAAGCTCCATCTAAGGCAAATGCTGTATAGTCATCTTTTATATTAAGATAATCACTTGGCTTCTTGTTGGGATATATCTGGCATATCAGGCTTAGCATTCTTAGAGCTTCGTTGTCCTTCGTTACGAAACGATTGCACTTCTTGTGCACCTCCCGTTGCCCAGTTAAAAATAAAAACCTTATCATCCATTGACAAGTCGGTTATCGCAATCCCTTTATTTTCATCATTAGGCTCATCAACAATCTTTGGCTCCATTACAGATTCCTTAACGATTGTCTCTTGAAGTTCAATCATCTTTTTGGCTTCATCAAGATTCCTAATATTAACTGCTCCGAGATTTTGAAACCTCATCAATAGATTCACAAGGTCTGCTGGAAATACTTCTGACTTTACCAGCGTTTGTATGTCAGGCTTCTTTGCCCTGACTTTTAATTTTGATGGCAATGTTAATACTGTGCCACCTTCCCTTTTTTCTCGTTCCTTTTGGAACTCCTTCGCTGAAGTTGGAGTTATGTTTTCAGTAGTCTTTTGACCCTTACTTTCCATAATTCCTCCTATTATTAATTTATATTTACGGCGTATTTGCAGCTGCTTCTAAGGTAGAAATTCTTTGAGAAACCAATGGGGTTCCTCCAATATCTACCAAAGTTGGATAGGCAGTAGCTTCTATTTCAACACTAAGTTCTTTCTCGCCTTGCTGAGTAATCTTAATTTTCTGAACTTGAGCTTTGTGCCAAGTTTTTGTAACAGTAGCAGCAGTTCCATCAGGCGATTTTGATACTGACTCTGCTAGAATCTCAATAAAAGGTGCATTCTTTTCGCTGTCTGTTCCTAGTGGAATCTCAGCACTATCGGCATCTGATATTGGAGTATTACCAGTTAGTACTCCTAAAGCATCAAATGATAATGCGTTAGCAGTAATCTTTAAGTCCTCTTCCTGAGAAAAGATAAACTTGCCTAATACAATGTCATCGCCAGTAACGGTTACATCCTTGCCTTTTGGGTCACCTGAAGCATCAACTACTCCAAAACAATCAACAACAGTTCCATTGGTGTCCTTGAATTGCAAATGAAATAAGCCAGCTCCGATGTAATGAATTGAGTCCATACTTTGCCTCCTTTAGTTTATATAATATATAATCTTACGGTTATTTTCTTAAAGTTTAGATGGAAGTCTGGGTCATTCATATCTTGACCAACTCCCTGTACTTCTGTATTAAAATTTACTTCGCCTATATCTAATATAAAAAACTTCTTGTCTAATATTTCTCTTAATCTATCTATAATGTCATCAATTGTTACATAGCTTTTCATTTCGTCATCATATATTGTCAAGTCAAATATCTCATCGTAGGCGAAGTGGCCTAACTTTGATGAACTAACTGAGCCGATGGTAATGATTGGTGCATTTATCTTTCCGCCTGAATCTAATCTACCTGATAATTGTCCTTTAGGAATAATTGAATTTGCTTCCATTGCCGTGCCATTTTTATCATTGAAAGGAATATTAGAGGCTAACATTGCTAATAGTATTGCATCCTGTTTTATAAATTGTGCTATCTGTTCTTTGGCTGATTTCATTATATTGTCTTTAGATTAAGATTTTTAGCTAATGATTCTAAGATTAAAACTCTATCTGCCATAAATACCGGCCAGACAACAGCAAATCTTTCTTCATGGCAAACCTCTAAATACTTACCATAATCCGTTCCTATTCCTATTGAAGTCTTTACCATTAAAGTCTCTTTGCTTGGCTCACTATGTATAAGTCGCCTTGCGTCTCCCGTTCTATCTGTCCAAGGAGCCTCTGCTTTCATCTGAGTTGTTAATTCTTCGCCTGTCAATAACATTGCAAAATAAGCTGCTTCTTTTATCTGTTCTTGATACCGATTAAAATTCCTTTTAACTTGCGAAAAGTCCATCATAATTTATCCTGAAAACTTTTCTAATATAACTTCGGTTAATCCTTTATAAATAAGGTCAAATGTTCCAATCATTTTAACGATGTATTTACTATTCTCTATTTCCCAAGTATCGCCTTTCTCAATATCCTTATCTATTGCTATTGCTATAAAGGTATCTTCCATAGCTTGGTTTAAATCCATAGCAATTTCTCTATAAGAATTATTGGCAGGAGCTATTTTAATTAGCCGAATATCAATCTTAGTTTCATCTCCTATTTCCGTACTAAACCCATCGCCAGTCGTTCCTCTACGATAAGCTTTTACATTCATAGGATTTTCATTTATCAATGTGCGTATATTCTTTAACCGCGTTATATTATCTTTTCGCCAAGTACTTAATCGCATACTACCTCTCTCTTGTTAAATCTCTTTCGTAGTATTTTTCAGTAATTATTTTATGTAATCCTCTATGGCAATGCCTATCTGCTTTATGTTCAATCGGAACTATCCTTGCTACATCTCCTTTATTAAGACTAACTAACTTTTCTTTATAATACTTTATTAAATCTCTAATATTTTGAAATATCTGAGCAACATCTAAAGTCTCTTGTCCTATTCTAAAATTAAACATCTTTGCCGAATTAGCCAATAATATCTCTAAACAATTAATAATTGAAGCATAAAGCGTCTCGTCATCCGTAGTTCCAATATTACTAGCAATAATTTCATCTAACTCTCTATCATTAAAAGTATATGGTTCATCATCGTCTGAGATAAGTTGTCTTAATTTAATTAAGTCCACCATAATTGTCCTCTAAGATATTAATTATTCTTTGAGCTGTATGCTTGTATGTAAAGTGCTCTCTAACCCATTCAGCCGCCCTTAAACCTCTTTGTTTTGCTTCTTCCTTATGCTGATACACATATAGCATTTTCGCCTTTAATTCATTGAAATCGGGCTCAAACCAGTTGCCTACATTTGTATTGCTTTTGGTCATACCTTTATTAGCAGGAACTGTCTCATATTTTTCCAATGGATAATTGTATTCTTTATTGGCTATATCGGCCATACCACTATGATTTGGAAAGATACAAGGTAATCCAGTAGCCATCGCTTCAAGTATCGGCAAGCCAAATCCTTCTCCTTTGCTTGGTAAGACAAAACAATCTGCTTCTCTAAAATATTCTATCATCTCTTTTTTAGTTGAAAGCCTGTCAATACGAGTAATATTTTTATCGTCTGGCCATTCAATATGTATTAATGTACCGCCTTGCGTTTTCAATATTAGCCTGACATCCATATTTCCTTTAAATAGACTTAAAAATGCTGAAGTCACAGAACCTACATTTTTTCTTTGTGTCAATGTTCCTAACATTAGAAAGGTAAAGGTTTTTCTTTTAGGTCTATCCAAAAGACTATACTCCTCTTGCTGATAACCAAGATTTACTACATCTATTGGTATCTTAACTCCCGCTTCTTCAAATAGCTCTTTATTAAATTCGCAAGGTACAAATAATCTATCTAATTGATTGATAATATTTATAGCATCGCCACCGCCCCAGAATACATCCTTGACTGGAATCTTGTCTGTTTCCCACATTGTAAAGCCAATCTTAACTTTATTCATAATGCTTGAGAATGCTGTTGGAAAACCATAACATATTCCAACTTCGCCCATTCTAAATTCTTTCTCTTTTATCTTTAAGCCATCTTTTGTCAAGTTACGATGCTTGAAAGGATTAAAGCTAATTAGCCTCACATCAGCCAATTTATCAAGCTCAATAACTATTCTTTCGCTTGAACCTGAATATCCTTTGCCTGTACCAATAGCTGAATACCAATTTACTAACATATTTCTCCTCGTTAGTTCTGATAACTAGGGAGTCGGGCAATAGACCCAATCTCCCTAATTATCTATTTAAAAAGAATCGTAATTTAACTACCGTTTGCAATATTGACTTTAACGGCACCAAACTTTGTTCCAAGAACAACTAGCTGTGCCCTTCTTGCTCGTCCAACAACCTGAGAAATAATCAATCTACTCAAGTCGCCATCATTACTGTCAACTCGCAAATCATGCTTAATGTACTCAATGAAGTTTTTCTTATCAGGTGCAATTAAGAATAAAGTCCCAACAGTAACTCCACCATAAACGTACTCTTTTCCACCTACTACTACAGAAGAACCTTCGTAGTAGATTATATTATCAGGATTAATCTGTCGTCTTACAGCGGAAGGTGTTTTTAAGTCAGCATAAAGTGAGCCGTAAATTGCATCTTCTATTTCAAACTTATCGCCTGGATTTGCTAGAACGATTGCCCCTTTAGGCAAAACAGTAATAGCATCTCTTAAAGTCGTTTCAATATCCGTATCAAATTCAATTTCCTGTGCTATGCCAGGTGTATTAATGTCGCCATTCTGAGCCAATCTTTGGTCTTCTATATCGCCACCTGTCGTTGTATAACTTCCATTAATAATTGGCCAAAGGTGCAAGTGATTCAAGAGCTTATTATATGATTCGCCAAATGCTGTACCAATTTCAGTAACCTTCCAAGTCTGGTTATACTCAAGAATGTCTTCATCATACTCAACGCCTGCTGCCCAAGTGGTAAAGTTGATAATTTTCTTTTGTCCTGGCTCTAAGGTTCCAAACTTAACTTCTCCACCTTCAAACTTTTCCAAGAACACAACTGATACTGGGCCAAACTCATTCTCTATTAAAACTTGCGGGAAATTGGCATCGCTCTTAGTTGTATAAATCGGGCTGTAAAGCAAGTTTATAGCCTCTCGTCCTTGATAAGAGTCATATGTAACTTTTTGTAGAAACTCAGCTGCTCCATCTGAAGTGCCAATCATTTCCTCAATACCGTGTCTATCTTCTTTCACTTCATCAGAGAAATCTATTCCTTTAACAGTCTTATCTTCTTTCATTTCAGAAATTCTTTTCATTACCTCAGCATAAGCTTCATGAGATTCTTTTGATACTTTTCCATTTTTTAGAATTTTCATGTTTTATCTCCTTTTAGTTAGCTTGCTGCTACTACATTAGTGTACTGAGGAAGTAAAATACCCCAAACAACATCAGTATCATCTTTTGCTTTTGTGACCTTTAGGAAAGGAATGTTCGTGCCACCGCTGGCAGTAATAACTCCATCGGTATCCAGGTAAAGAATGTCTCCCTTGTCAGGGTCAACTTCGTTTGGAACAACTAATTCATGTTCCCTTTGCTGAATTTCAATAGCTACATACTCGCCTGATTCTGCATGTTGCATAACGATTCCGAAAAAGTTTTCTTTAAGAATAACTTCGCCTTTATCAACTTCTTCATCGGTAAGCACTTCTACTGCATTTCCATCTGAACGTAGAGTTTCAACGCCATCAGCTTCTAATTGTTCAATAGTGTTTTCTTTCATAATTTTACTCCTTGTTAATTAATTTTATGTGATATACTTACTGATGTTTTTTGCTCTGTTATCCTCCCCAGGAGAAATAACACCCGACCTTGAGCTTAATGTTTGCAAAATTGATTTGCTTTCATCAGAGTTTAACACATGGTCTATCTTACTATCTATATTTTTTTTGGTTTTTGCTTCATCTATCATTTCTGAGATAACTAATTTTTTAAATAACTTACTTATATTTCTATTATTTACTTTCTTATTTAATTGGTTATCTATATAATCTTCATAAAATGCGTCTATTGTATCAGACATTTCCGATATTCTTTTTAATGTCTCGGAGTCATTATTATTGCCTTGCATTTCTGAGGCAATATTTGTAATGCCAGCCGTTTGTAATCCTTCTGCTCCAGCCCTTGCCCAATCAAGATTTTCTAAAACAAACTCCTTTATTCTGCTGGCACTTCTTTGACTATCCCATACCATTGATGCCTTACCATAAATTGATACTGCTACTTTCTTGCCAATTACTTTTGCTTTTCTTAGATAGGTTCTCAATTCTTTTGCATAAGGCAATACATATCCTTTAGCATATAATCTTTGCTTACCAGCTACTTCCTTAACATTAGCACCAAGCCACATAGTTTGAGAATGAGGCATCTTCTTTAATCTTTCTTCTTCTGTAAGATGTCCCATATAACCATCTGGCTTCTTTTCATTTATCTGTTCGGCTATTGAGTATAAAGTTTTCTCATCATAATAACGGCCATTCTTTGAGACTTGAGGATTCATTACTTCTACCGTTACAAACATTGGATTTTTATCGTCCTTCTTTAATTCCTCAATCATTTTTTTATCTAATGAAATGCCGGTATCACTATCAGACATTTCACTAATTGAACCATTGATAATTTCTTTTTCCATAATTTTATCCTATTAGGTTAAATTATTTCTAGCCAAAAAACATAGGTAGATGTAATCTTCTTAACCATCTCATTGCTGTACTCATTGACCTAATCTTTGACCATAATGGTATTATTTTACTAAAATTGTACATCGTCATAATAACTCCTATGGTTTAGTTGGTGTAGTTTGCTGAGCTCCGCCACAATGCTGTTGATATAATACTCGTGCCTTTGTTTCAATTCCTACTTCCTTCTGTTGTGCGGCTCTATGAATTGCTGCATCTAATAAATCGCATCTAATTTTTCCATCAACAATATAAGGATAAGTTTTATTAGGCCCCAAAAACCAAGAGTCAGGCATATTCTTTCTATTGCTTTGAGAGATATTAGTTCTAGTAGCTTGAGAAAGTTTGCCCATTGGCGTTGATTTTTTTACTACTGGCTTTGCCATATAGCTCCTTATTAAATTAAAAGACTACCAAAAAATTCAACTAACTTTGGTAGCCTCTAAGAGTGCTCGCTAAGCGATTTAGTTTTCTAAGTAAAATCTATCAGACTTTTAATAGTCTGTCAAGTACTTTTTATGTATTAAGAAATTTGCTCTTTCCTTCTTCGCCCTCATTGCCCTTATTTGCATCATTCTTATCAATATTAATGCCTTGATTATTATTGTCTTTATCATCCGTCTTAGTCCCCTCTATGTCTTTTGTAGGGCTATTGTTGTCTTGCTTATTCTTTTCATCTTCTACTTTTTTCTTATTATCTTCTTCTTTCTGTTTCTTTTCTTCTATTTCTTTTTTCTCTTGTTCCTCTTTTTCTTGCTTTATCTTTTCCTCTTCCTCTTTTGTCTCAACATCCTCATCGTCTATTGTAAATTTACCATCTTCAATGTGCATTGACATTCTATTATTACAACCTTTTTCTTCTGTTCCTAAACAATTTGCTAGAATAGAATAATCAGTTCCACTAATCCAAACTTTTTCTTTACCTCTGACTATCTCTAACATTTTGCCAGAAACAACTCCGACCTTTTTTCCACACTTTTTACACTTTACAATCATCTTGCCTCCTTTAGTTATTATTTTTTTAATCTACCTTTTGCATCACGAGGATAATTTTTTTTACGACCGCCACCTTTTGCGAATGGTGCTGCTTTCTTTCCACCAAATAATTTTCTTCTTGCCATTAAGCCTCCCTAAGTTTTAGTTAGTAAAAAACATACATTAGCTAATACCTTATTCTCTTCCGATATTATCTTACTGGCAATAGATTCATCAACTATATCCCATAGCTCTTTTCCTTGTATTGAATATTGTTCTTTTAAAATATTAATCTCAAGGCCACTAAATAATTCCGCTATCTTTATCTTATTATAAAATCTAATCCATTTAGACAATCCTAATGAACCTTGCCCATAAGATAAAGTTAAAATAATCAATCCACCTTTCTTAACTACTCTGACCATTTCCTTCATTGCTCTTTTGTCGCCATCTTTATCCCATACCTTATCTGTATAATAAGGAGTATCAACTAAGCCAATATGCTCCAATGTGCTTACACAAGTTACTATATCAAATTCATTATCTTTAAACTTCATCTTTCTTGCATCTCCTTGAATAAATCTTATAAACGACTCATAGCAATTTCGCATATCTATTCCCCAATTATCAAATCCTAATCTGCCTAATGTATCTAATATCTGACTTTCACAACAACCAACATCTAATATCTTTGTTGGAGGTTCTGGCAGGTTTTTAAAAACAAATGGTATTTCAATTATCCTTTCGCAATCTTCCCAGCCTACTAATATATTATCAATAATCTTTTGGTCAACTTTCATTTTATCATCCTTTAAAGTTATCCCACTTATTTATATCTTCTGCTTCTTTTGGTATTGGGTCGCCTACTGTCCATTCATCCTTTAGCTTGCTTAATGCCTCAAAATACTTATGCTTATTTGCCTCGTACTTCTCTTTACTGCCCTTCCAAGCATGATGATGTCTATTTATATCATCCATTGTAATTATCTTTAATCCTGCTGCATTTATTGAAGTTCTAAAGAAATCTTCATGAACTCTAAATCTACAATATAGTTTATCTTTTAGGTTCCTGAATGCTATTTGATGATAGTCTGGATAAAGTTCTTTTATATAATTATCTTCGTCATAAGTCCAATTAGGATAGTGATGCTTTCTTGGCAATAAGATACCGCCTATCTTGTCATCTTTAATGTCTCGTATTCTTTGAGTAAATTCCTTTGCATCTTTCTTTGTCAATTTTTCGTCATCATCTAAATAAATAATCCAATCTATATCTTTGCTAACCATTCTAATACATTCATTCTTCGCATCGCTAAAATTATGTTGCCAAGCATAGTCCTTATAATTAGCTCCCATATTATCTAGTAATTCTCTTGATTTATCGGTAGTCCTGCTATCTATTAATATATTTACTTCATCTACAAATGGCAGTATATTGCCGATAGATTCTGGAATATATTTTGCTGAATTATAAGCTAGTGAGCATAATGCTATATTCATATTCTCGTTTCAAATTTAATTAAATCCTTATCTATCTCTATTATTCTTTCAAGCATTCTCTTAGCTGACTTTTGCCAAGTATATTTTTTAATATCTTGATAAGCTTGTTCTGTTCTTCTACCTACTTCATTTCTACTTCCATAAACTCGCCTTAGTTGCTTTCTTAAACTTTGAAGCGAAGGATTAGCAAATCTCTCTCCATAATATTCTACACATATCCAATCACAAGCTGGACAAGTTTTTAATGGCTCTCTAGTATCTAAATCTACTAAGTAAGAATTTCTGTCATTTAAATAATCCAACTGAGAACTCCATCTTGTTGCTATGACTGGTTTCTTCATTGCTATTGCCTCTGTATAGTTTAGTCCCCAACCTTCTCCTCTTGATGGTAAAACAAAACAATTACAAGCTTGATATAATTTAGGCAAA